CAAAACCAATCAGCAATAGACAATGCAAGGTCCGTAAATGTAGATGCTATTGCACGACAGGCTCAAATTCAAGCAGAGTTAGATCAGGCAACTACTGAACTTAATACTGTTAATAGAACTCTTAGTGTCACAGAACAAGCCCAAGCAGAGTTATTAGAATTAAGAAGGTCACAGACAGGTGCACCTAGTCAAGTTAGTACAGCGTCTGGTCCAGTGAGTAATCCACTTGGTATTGATGCACCAGTGCGGTTTGGAAGTGATACAATTGATAGTAGTGACACATATGTTCCTGAAAACGACAGAAGTGGTGGCACTATTATGTTTGGTGGTGTTAAAGCAAACATGGAAAACAGTGCTGACCATTCAAATATAGAACTAGAAATAAGAGGTGATCCTTATTGGCTAGGAAAACCAAATACATTTTATACAACTACTACAACTGGAGAACTTGCAGATTATCAAACAGGGCAAAACATGTTCTATTTGAAAATAAATTTACCTGCACTTGACCCTAATGATTTTGATAGTGTGTCTCCAAATGATAGTTATACTATAAGTGGATTGTATGTTGTAACACATGTTATTAATAGTTTCCGTAATGGGTTGTTTACTCAATACTTAAAAGCGTTCAGAGACTTAGCAACTAATTCTAGCACAGTGTCTGATACATTAAATACAGATACTCCAATAGTACCATTATCAGGTCCTGACGACGGCACTAGGGGACCAGCAGCTGACCCTGCACAAACACAAGAAGATATCGAACCATCCAATGGAGTTCAATAATGAGTATACCTAAAAGTACAAATAAAAGATCCAGAAGAGTAAGTGATGCATTTAACCAAAATGCAATGACAAAAGGTATGAAAATTGCAGCAGGGCTGTATCGCGGAACTGTTGTAGAAAACGGTGATCCTAACCAAATGGGTCGTGTTAAAGTACAAATATTTGGATTAAACGCTGCATATGATAGTTCTATTGACCCTGGTAATCCTGATGCATACTTGGGTGCTATCTGGTGTAGACAGCTTAGTCCATTTGGTGGTACAACCAGTGGCAGCGATGGCACAGTAAGTCACGGCTTAACTGGTGGTGGCATTCCAGTAGGCACAGAAGTTCTAGTAAGTTTTGGCGCTGACAGTGATAAAGGTGTTATACTTGGCGTATTACCAGATGAAAAGAAAAATAGTACCATGGCTGGTCCAGTTGGTGGTATTAGTAGCGATGGTGAATTTACACAAGTTACTAGTACTAGTAGAGACAGTAGAAGTAGCGATAACCCTCCAAGCCACCCACAAGCAGAGGCATTAAGATCACAAGGACTTAACACTGACCGTTTACGTGGACCTAGCTTCAGTAACCCAAGACGAGAAACACCCAGTCGTGTTATTGGTATGAGCAGTGCAGATGGACATTCTATTGTAATGGACGATGGGTCTGCAGAAGATAATTCTAGTAATATTATGCGTTTTAGAACTGCTGGCGGCGCACAAATATTAATGGACGACACAAACGGATTTACTTATATTATTAACCGTGATGGTACTACTTGGATTGAAATGAATCGTAATGGCGATTTAGATGTTTATGCGGCTAGTAGTATTAATATGCATACGCTGGGTAATTTTAATGTACACGCTAAAGGTGCTATCAATATGCAAGCAGACTTGGATGTTAATATACAAGCAAACGGTGCTCGTGGTATGAAATTAACTGCGTTAAATGGCAGCATGGACATCTTTTGTCAAACCAACCTGCAAATACAAGCAGAAGCAAATGGCAATTTACGTTGTGGCGGCAACTATAGAGAAACTGCTGCACGTATTGATATGAATGGTCCAACTGCGGTGCCTGCTACAAAACCAACAATGACACAACTTACAGGTAATAAAACTGTAACAGAAAGTGTAGCAACAAGAGTGCCTGAAGCTGAACCTTGGAACGGACATTTGGACGTTAGTGTTGTGGATACCACTAGTGCTAGTGGTGCAGAAAATACTGCGGCTAGTGATAACTTTTATTATAACGCACCAGCAAATCCAAATGCAGATGCTGGCGGTAGTACAAATACTGCACCTCCAGGTGGATTTCCTGATGCTGAAGATGACCCAAGTGGATTGTTTGCATGGGATGCTGGTGTTGACAGACGAGTAGATCCGGCATTACTTGAACTGGTTAGAGAAGTTGCAAGACGATTTGGTAGAAAACTAGTATTAAAGAGTGGGTATAGGGATCCTGGCAGGAATGCAAGAGCTGGTGGTGCTAGACTAAGTCAACACATGCAAGGTAAAGCAGTAGACGTTGCTAGTGCGGGCTTTGGCAGACAGGAAGTTCTGCGTCTGTGTCAAATTGCAAGTGAAGTAGGTGTAATTGGATTAGGTATCTATAGTAGTGGCAACACACACTTTGATAACAGAAGCGGCGCAAGAGCTAGTTGGGGAGATGACTATACACGAGCAAGTACTCCAAGTTGGGCACGTGAAGTTGCCGCTAACCACCGTGCAGGGAGATATAGTTAATGTTACAGTTTGTTAGTGAACGATATCGTATACCCTGGGATATTCATCCTATACAAGATATCTGGACGACTAGTAGAAATATAAACATTTATCCTATTACTACAAGTAAAGAAATGTTGGAAATTATGCTTAGTAATAACCGCTTTAGAATGTTTAAAGAAAACGGTTCAATAGGTTATGGCTTTGGTGATGCTGATAAAGTAACTGGCATGACTGAACAAGAAGCATATAGTGAATGGTTAGATTATATCAAGTTAAAAGAACGTCAACTTAAAAAACAATTACCGCTTGTTGAATTAACACAAACACAATTTGATGCACTGATGGGAATGTTTATTGGTGTAGGTAAATGGAGACGTATACCCAGTGATGAAGGTATATATGACGTTGAACGTGCTGTTAAAGAAAAACGTTGGAAATTGGTTGCTGACATGATAGCAAATTGTAACGTAAAAGGCCTAGATAGTAGGGCTCGACTTAATGAAGCTCGTGTGCTAATGTTAGGTGATTATGCTGTTGATAAAGACAGAGGCTGGCTACGTGTAGAAGGCGTACAGCATACTAGAACAAAATATGTTAGTGGTGATTTAACTGAAAGTCAAAAACGTCAAGCAGAGTATGCATACTATAGACAGACTGGTGGAGGCTTCTTACCTAACATGGCTGAATCTAGAAAAAGAAAAGTCCAAATCGTATCTGGATAATTAATCATAATAAATATTTTTATAGCATAGGGAAACAAATACATGGGAAGTACTTTGTTGCTCAACGCTGATTGTTCGCCAATGGAAATGGCACCACTTAGTGTGTTAAGTTGGCGGGACGGTGTAAGAGCATATTGGAACGATAGTTACTATATTTTAAAAACTTATGATGACTGGAAAGTAAGCAGTCCTAATTTACAATTTGATGTACCGAGCATTGTAGTATCAAAAGTGTACAGAAAACCGCAAGAATTTGCAAAACTCAGCAGAAAAAACATACTAATACGAGATCAATATAGATGCCAATATTGCGGCATAGTTTTCCACAATCATGAGCTAACACTTGACCACGTTCATCCACGTAGTCATGGCGGTAGGAGTACTTGGGAAAATTTAGTAACAGCATGTAAACCTTGTAACTGGAATAAAAGTAATAAACTTAATATTCAACCCATGCGGACGCCCAGGCGGCCCAGTTATCATGAGATTTATAACCAGAGCAAATGTTATCGTATTACAATTCCTGACCCTGCGTGGCAGGAATTTTTAAATTGGCCAGAGGATTTACTGGATATTAAAACTACTGTTAATTAAAGCCATAAATAGTATTATGGCGACATTTAGAGGTTTTAGTACAATTGATCGTAAATTTGGCAACGTTGTCCTTGAGGACGTTGAACTTGCCAAGCGTGATCTATTAAATCATTTTTACACTCGTAAGGGCGAAAGACTTGGCGAACCAGAGTTCGGCAGTATTTTGCCTGATCTTGTATTTGAACCACTGGACGATTTTACAATTAATGATGTTGAAGATGACGTTGTTAGTATTGTTTCAACAGATCCAAGATGGGAACTAAATTCAGTAGATACTGAAGTTGGTGAGCATAGTATTACATGTCGTGTAAATCTTACTTATAGACCGGATAGCACAATAGAAGAGCTTTATCTAGAGTTTACAGCGGAAGAAGAGTATTAAAAATGGCACAGAGCGTTAGACAACGAAATTTGTTTGCAGCAGAAGATTTTACAGTTGTATATGACAGCTTTAAACAAGCAAACTTTCAGGCATATGATTATGACACCATTAAAGAAACAATGGTTGATTATGTACGTAATAACTATCCTGAAAACTTTAATGATTGGATTCAGTCCAGTGAATTTGTAAGTTTAATTGAACTTATGAGTTTCTTGGGACACAACCTTGCATTCCGTAATGACCTTGCTGCTCGTGAAAACTTTTTAAGTACAGCAGAACGCCGTGCCAGCGTTATCCGCATTGCTGACTTTTTAAACTATAACCCAGTTAGAAATACCGCAGCCAATGGCGTACTTAAAATTCAGAGTATCAAGACTACACAAAATGTCTACAATGTCAATGGACAAAGTTTAAAAAATACTGAAGTGCGTTTTGTAAACGATCAAAACACTACAAGTTATCAGGACTTTTTGTTAATCTTAAATGAAATGCTAGGCAGTCAAAACAAGTTTGGTAAGCCAACAGGAAGTGGTACAATTGATGGTGTTGCTAGTGAAATTTATCAAACAACCAGTGTTGAAAATACTGACATTGCTCTAAAGTTTACAGCAAAGGTTAACGGAACAACACAGGCGTTTGAAGTTGTCAATAGTGATATCTTAGATGGCGATACACTGATTGAGCCTTCACCAGAACCAGGTAGAAACTTAAACTTAATTTATAAAAATGACAATCAGGGTATTGGTAGTGCTAATACTGGATTTTTTGTACAGTTTAAACAGGGTACACTAACATACAGTGATTACAATGCAGACAGTGCTATCACAAGTTTGTTATTGGATTTAAACAGTACTAATGTAAACAATAATGACGTATGGGTACAAAATGTTGACACCACTGGCGCAGTAATTAATAACTGGACTAAAATTGATAGTACAACTGGTACAAATGCTATCTACAATGCATTTAATGATAACCGTAACTTGTTTAGTGTTAAAACACTGGACAACGACAATGTTGCAATTCAGTTTGGTGATGGTATTTTTGCAGATATTCCACGTGGTGTGTTACGTGTTTGGTATCGCAACAGTTTAAACTTAACTTATGTTCTAAATCCAGATGATGTAGGTAGTGTTAAGTTTGTATTTGATTATACCGCGGCAGACGGCAACGTTTACCGTGCAACAATGAGTGCAGAGTTAGAAGAAAGTGTTACTAATGCCAGCAGCCGTGAAACTGTAACGAGCATTAAAGAAAATGCTGGCCGTGTGTTTGCAACACAGGACCGCATGATTACAAATGAAGACTATAACATTTATCCACTAACTGCTGGTGAAAATATTCGTAAAATTAAAAGTGTAAACCGTACACATAGTGGACACAGCCGCTTTATTGATATTAATGATCCAACTGCAACATACCAAAATGTTAACATGATCACTGATGATGGATATTTGTACAGTAACAGTGTAATTGATAGACAAAGTTTGTCTGTACCTACTACACTTACAACAAATCAAATATTTGAAAAATATATTTCAGATGTAATTTATAATCCTGAAGTAATGAACATGTTCTATCAGAATTATGATGTTATTAATGTAACAAGTACATTTTACTTTAACCAGGTAAACAAAAACAGCAAAAGCAGTACAGGTTATATCACTGATAGCAGTGGTGTAATTCAAAAAGCAGGACTTGCTGCAAGCACACTATTAAGTAACGTTAAAGTAGGAAGTATTATTGAATTTATTGAGCCTCCTTACGTTGATGGTGCAATTGGTGAAGTTGGTGACTTTTTACAAGTATTAAGCGGTGGCAGCGGATATAATGATAATTTCCCACCACAAATTACTATCACTGGTAATGGGTATAATGCTGATGCAGAAGCAATTGTACAAAATGGACAAATTGTTGCTGTACGCATTACTAACGGTGGTGCTGGGTATACTAACCCAGTTACAGTAACAGTGGGCGGCAGTGGTGCAGGTGCTATCATCCGTGCTACAGCACAGCCTACAAAACGTGTATGGGCAAGAGTTACACGACTATATCAAGACGGGCTAGGTGTTGATGATTTAAGTGGTAACCCGCTTGGTTTAGATACAAAAGGAAACGGTGCAGTTGCACTGAGTAAAGTTATCAGTAATAATGCAAAACTAACTAGAATCTTCCCAGCATATAATACAAAGTTTGACAACAACGAAACAAATAATATTATACAAGCACTTAGTGCAGGTAATCCATTTGGTGTGCGTTTTGATAGTGATCAGGGCAAGTGGAAAGTTATTCTTGAAAAAGACTTACCTACAACTATCAATACTGATATTGATTTAACATATGCTGGTAATACCAGCAGTAACAACTTGGATGACAGTTGGATTATTCACGTCAGTTTCCCACAAAATAAAATGCTATTCCGTTACAGAAAGTTTAGAATAGTATTTGGCAGTGAAAATAATATTCAATTCTTTAATCAGAATGATAGTTATAAATTTAATAGTGAAACTAACAAGCCTGAACGTGACAGAATTAGAATTTTTGGAACTAATAGTGACCCAGTAACTGGACTATATCCAATTGGCGAAGATACAAACTTCTTTGCATATAAGTATTTCAGCACTACAGATGGCTATACGGATGATAGAAAAGTGATTGTTACACTAAGCGATCTTAATAACGATCTATATCCAGACAATCCACTGGCATTCCAGAACATTGTAGGAAGTTCACAAATTGGTCTAGGTTCAGTAACTGAAGATGGATTTAGTTATACAGTGTACGATCCAGATGTTACTCCTAGTGTCACAGGTAGAGCTAATATTGACTTCCAGTGGAGAAGAGTAGCAGAATTAACAAACCGTATTGACCCAGCAATTACTAATATTGTAGATGTATTTGTGTTAACACAAAACTATGATACGCAGTATAGAGACTGGATTGTTAACGATAGAAGCAGTAAAAATAAACCATTGTCACCAAGCAGTGATGAACTAAGTATGCAGTTTGCTAATTTAGACAGTAAGAAAAGCATGAGTGACAGCATCATTTATCGCAGTGCAAAATATAAATCATTGTTTGGTTCAACAGCAGACGAAAACTTACAAGCAAAATTCCGTGTAATTAAAGTTGCTGGTACAAGTTTAAGTGACAGTCAAATTAAAAGCCGTGTGCTAACAGCAATCAACGAGTTCTTTAATATTGATAACTGGGACTTTGGTGAAACGTTCTACTTTACAGAGCTAGCAGCGTATGTACATAATCAACTACTAGGTATTGTAAGCAGTATTGCAATCGTTCCAACAGAAGAAAACAGTGCTTTTGGTAACCTTTTCCAGGTTACGCCAAATACAGATGAACTGTTTATACCAGATGCAGATCTAAATGATATAGAAATTGTGGATAACTTTACAGGTACGAACCTGCGTTCACAGATTTAATACCAAAGGATAAAATTAATAATGGCTGATTATACACCAAATCCTAAAGACATTCCTAACTACACACAATCAGGTGCGCAGAATATTGATGTTGGAAAAAGACCAGCAAGTGACTTGTTGCCTAATATTTTCCAAACTGAAACAAATAAAAGATTCTTAGACAGTACACTTGATCAACTTTTAAGTAGTGGCAGTACAGAAACAATTAACACGTACTGGGGACGTATTAGTGGTAAAAGTTATCAGCCAGGTAGTGATGTTTATAATCCAGAGCACAGTGCAAACAGGGTAAACTATCAGTTTGCGCCTGGTATTGCTGTTACTGAAGGTGACACTGCAACCAGTGTTAATACATACATCAGTTTACTAAACAATTTAGAACGTCATGGTGTAGATGTAAGCAACATAGACGCAGTGACCAGTGATCCATCACAAGTACTTGCATTGCCAATTAATATTGATATGTTTGTAAACTTTACAAAATATTACTGGATGCAAGATGATGCACCTATCTGTGTTATTAATCCTACCAGCAGTGATCCAATTAATATTGATAGAATTATAGATCTCAGCAACTATACTACTCCCGTACTATCAAATGGTAAAACATTAACTTTCTACAATGGTATGCGAGTGCAGTTTACTGGCAGTAATGTTTCCAGTACCAGTGGAGATTATGCAGTTGACAACATTTACTTTGTATGTGGTGTTGGTACTAAAAACATTGAACTTGTACTAGCAGTTAACAGTAACGGTGATGTAGAATACAATCACACAATGCCGTATACTCCAAGACTACCAAGTGGTTGGAGTCAAGAGGCATGGGATAGTACACTCTGGGATTACAGTGAGCTTAAGAACATCATTAAAGAATATGTTGTAATGGAACGCAATGCAACAGATAGAAATGCCTGGGCACGTTGTAACCAGTGGGTAAGTGAAACAGCATTGCTGGAAACAATTGCATATGCTGAACTAGAAGTAACTGATTACTTGACTACAGAAAATCGTGCTGTTAGGCCAATTATTGAATTTGAAAAAGATATTGAGTTATTTAACTTTGGTACAACACCTATTGCAGATGTACAACACCTTATTACTGATGTTACTGATCCAACGACACAAATTATTAATCAGGCATCTTATACCAATAACGATGTAGCACTAGTAGATGGTGACAGAGTTTTATTTTTAAATGCTGGCAGTTACAGCAACAACATTTATGAAGTAAGTGGAGCAAGTATTGGTTCACTTATTTTAACTGAAGTTGAAAACAATAGTACGTTCTCCAATGGAGATAAAGTACTTGCTATTCACGCTACTTTTGATGCCGATAACGGTAGTGAACTATATTGGGGAGGTAGCTGGACAAAAGGACAGCAAAAAACATATCGTGGTCAAAGCCCACTGTTTATGTTGTACAACAATGAAGGCTTGGAAATTTCCCCCAATAATTTTGTTGACAATGATTTTGACGGTGATCCTATTTTTGAATACATTCACAACAGTGCTGGTGTATTTGATCCAGAGTTGGGCTTTGCTCCAAAATACAACAGTCAAAATAATAATAATGATCTTGAATTCCACTTTACTCTTGGCAGTAAAAGATATAATCTTGATGTCGGTAGTGAAAATGCTAGAGAAATTTCGGCGACTATTACTACTATAAAAAAGATACACAGGAATATGACAATTGCTGGGCACCAATTGCTGGCGGCCAACGCACACGTCTATTAAAAACACATATTGTAGAAACTGATGCTGCTACACTGAATGTAAAAATAGACAGTAGTGCATATGATCGCAGTAAAACATATGCTGTTAGTTTAGTCAATGGAAAATATGACTGGATGATTGAAAGTTATACTAATATTGATACTATTGGAGACAGAAATCCAAGTTTGGTATTTGTTCCTGGCGAATCATACACAATTAAAAATGCAGTTGCACATGGATTAGAATTTGTAGATCCATACGGCACTACTGTAAATATTTCTGTAACTGTAACTGGTATTGACAGTACTGTTGTTATTGATCCCAGTTATGCCTACAGCACAGTTTATTATAGAAACACAACAGACAACACTATTAATGGTAGAATATTCCTAAACGACAACAACCAAAATACATTGTTAGTTTATAAAAATGGCACTCGTGTACAAGATACTGACTACACATTAGCATCAAATATTATTACATTTACAAATGTAAAAGAAAATGATGTAATTGAAATCAGCTATGTTGCAAATGAAAAAGTAGTAAACGACATTTATGATGTTTCGCCAGGTATGAAATACAACCCAACCAATGACGTGGTTGACGTTGTAAGTTTTAGTAACTTGTTTAACCACCTGGAAAATCAATTGTTAGGTATGCCTGGTTTTGATGGTAACGTATTTGGTAATAACAATTATGGACAAATACCACGTAATCATTATTATGGTGGTACAATCAGAAAGCAGCCATACAGTGTCGCTAAACTAGCACAGTTAATCAACAGTAATACAACAAATCCATTCAATGGATTAGTAAGTGTTGCTAGAGATTATGCAAACTTTAAAACATACTTCATTAATAAAATAAGACAATTGTGGAAAACTGAAAGTGATAAAACAGTACGTGAGCTTGTTAATGAAGCACTAAGACAGATCAATATTGGTAAAAATAGCACTTTTAAATATGCAAAAAGTGATATGCTATATTATGACAACTATTATGAAGACAGCTTCTATGTTGACAATACTACCAATATCTTTACGTTGTCTAACAGCCTTAATAAGATTAAAGATATCCAAAACCATATTCAAGTTTGGGTTTATGATTATAATGGTACACGTTATGTCTGGAGACCACTAGAACGTGATGTTGACTATACAGTTAGTGTTGATATTTTAACACTTAACTTTACACCAACATTAGATGGTAGCAGTACGCCTGCACAGTTAAAGGTAAATTGGTATAAAACAGACAATAACAGTTTTGTTCCACCAAGCACAGTTAAGTTGGGTTTCGAAAAAGCACACACTGTTGAAATTCGTGGTAACATACTGTACATGCATGACGGAAGTAGCTATGAATGTACTGGTACAGAGTTTTATGATCCTTATAGTTCTGACTTTGATGTTGTTGCTGCGGCGTTATTAGATTTAGACCTAAGAATTTACAACAACTTGGTTAGCGAACATGAAAATGTTTACAATTTGTCATCACTGTTACCTAATCCACATATTAATAATATTTCACAAGACTGGAATGATACTCGTGTAATACTTGATGATTGGTATAATCGCTGGGCAGAAAAGAACAATGTAAATGGGTTTAATGATGCAAGTTATTATGACGTAAATGATAAATTTACCTGGAACTATAGCAGTGTTGGACCAGGCATTGGTGGTTGGAGAGGTATTTACTTCTACTACTTTAAATCAGACAGACCAGACTGGTGGCCTTGGAGAATGCTTGGACATAATACAAAGCCTGCTTGGTGGGATACATATTACAGCTGGACAGATCCTACAAAGCGAGCAGCACTAATTGCAGCACTGGACTCTGGTCTAGTTAATCCAATTACCAATACATATGACATTAATTTTGCATACAAAAATTATGACTTTAATAATAACACACTGGTTACTACAACAGGCACACTGAATGATCCTGTAACAGCAAACGTAGTAACAGCACCAAGTGCTATCAATGCAAGCAAGAACTTTGAGTTTGGTGACTGGGGACCTTATGAAGATGCCTGGAGACGTACTAGTGATTGCCAGTTTGCATTAGTTGATTTAGCAATGACGCTAAAGCCGTTTAAAGCACACGAAACGTTCTGGAAAATGAACTACATTAGTGAAAACACAGCTCTTGCTACAAAATACAAACAACTATTTTACACTGAAGAAAGAACAATTAACAGTTTAGTCAGCAACAGTAAAATACATTTGAGAGAATTCCAAGATGGCATCATTGATGAGTTGGAAATTATTTCAGGTGGTACTGGTTACAATAACAGTAGCATTGTTGAATTTACATCTAATTATATCAAGCCTGCACAAGTTGCACTACGTGTATCTGGTGGCAGCGTAGTTGCTGCTAGTATACTTGATCCAGGTGAAGGTTATAATTTTGATATTACCAGCAGTGTATCAGGCCCGTTAGGTAGCGGTGGCGCTGAAATCAAAGGGCTAGTAAATGATGGTGTTAAAGAAACAATACTTGGACTTAACAATGTTATTGTAGAATGGGCAACTGATTACGGTGTACACAGCGATGACATTACTACAATGCTTAACAAAACCAAAGCACAAATGATGTTACACGTTGGTGGTTATACTGACAGTAATATACTTGAAGTTAGTATTGACAGTAGTTATCAGAACGGTAGAGTTAGTATCCCAAGTCAAGACTACAGTATTGTACTAAACAAAAGTGCACCTGTAAAGAGTATTTTTTATAGTGGTGTTAAAGTATCTAAAGACAGTGGCAAGTATACTGTAACTGGATTTAATCAAAATAATCGTACATTTACACACGTACTGCCAAGCAAAGGCGGTACAACAGTAAAAGAAGAAGTTGGCAACTTATCTATTGCTAGATATTTAAAATACAGTAACACACAAGAAACTATAAGTTATGGTACTGTATTCAGCAAGCGTCAAGACTTGTATAACTTCCTATTAGGTTTAGGCGAGTACTATGAGCAGCAAGGCTTCCGTGTAAGTGAAAGCTGGAGAAGTGACGCTAAACGTGTTGTAGAGTGGAGTTTAAGTGCAGATGACGGTGACGAGTTTACCGTTAATGGTTACGATAACAGTATTGTTTTTGAGCAAGGCACTATTGGTTTTGTAGAAAATACCAGTGTAATTTATGACGGCACTAGTAATATTATTGACAGTGACAACAACAGTGTATCAAGTAAAGATATGCTTATACTTCGCAGTGACACCAGTACAGAGTTTAGCAAAAAAGATGGAACACAAATTTATGGGTTAAGAGTTAATGTTGTTGAGTATGAGCATGTGATTAGTTTCAGCAATGTTACACAATTTAATGACTTAATTTTTGATCCAGTGTTGGGTATTGCACAAAACAGAATCAAACTGGAAGGCGAAAGAACACGCAATTGGAATGGTAAAATTGAAGCACCTGGGTATTTGGTGCGTACTGCTGGTATTGTTAAAAACTTGGAATCAAGTGTACGTGAAATTGAACGTGATTATGTTAACAGCCAAAGTAAAGCACTGAGCAAACTTACAAGACAAACAAGTAGATTTAATGTTGGTTACAGCCAGCCTACATACTTGACAAATACATTTGTAGAAGATAACACTGCATATGAATTTGGTAAGGGTCTGCGCAATTACAAAGGTACAAAACATACTATTGATAGTTTCTTGAAAAACAAGAATCTGTTTGCTACAGTGCCAAGTCATTTGGTAAGTGAAGAGTGGATGATCCGCATGGGTGATTACGGTGATAAGAAAAAACGTGATCCTATTGAGATTGAACTATCTCCAGACTTGGTAAGAAGTAATCCACAGTCTATCAAATTTAGTCCTGGTACAGTTTATGATTTACCTGGTGACGAAGTTATTGACATCAGTGCAACCAACAATAAAATTATCAGTGGCTTTAAAACAGATCCTTTTGAAACATTGCCATCACAGTTTAACAACAACACTAGTTTAACACTTAGTGAAGTATTTGAAGATCATCTTAAAACAAGCGGATTGCCATTGGAAACTGAAGTAGACATTAAATTAAAAAGTGTTGATAATCTTCAAGATGCATATGACCCAACTGCGGATTATGCAAATATTTCTACTTGGAGAAATGACGTAAGTTATAAAATTGGTGATCAAGTACGTTATGAAGGTAAAGTTTATCAGTGTCTAGTTAATAGTACTGGATTAACTAACGTTAACGATCCTATTACTAGTAGAGGTACCAAGATTAGTCCTACTATACCAAGTACAACACCTAATATTTCACTAGTGTTGAATGGTACAAGTATTAATTTTTATAAAACTGCAACAAGTACACTGTTTGATACAATTGTTGTGGACGGTACTGAAACCAATCCTACAGCACCAAATGGTTCTACAGTAATTATTGATGGTGTTACAATTGAGTTTTTAGAAACACAAACACTTACAAACTATGCTCCGATTACTGTTACTGGTACAGTAGGTAACCCGGTAATTACTGGTACCCCTGGTGAAACATTGATTATTGACGGTACAGCAGTTAATTTTACTGAAACAGTTAGTAACACAGTAAATGTTAGTGCCCTCAGTGCAATCAGTAGTGCAATTGAACCGCACTTGGCAAGTGGCTCTAGTACAACACTTGCAACTAATTATATCAATGCTTGGAACAATTTAAGAACAACATACATTAGTTTGTTTAGTGAATCAGACTGGATTAATTTCCTAGTAAATGATTATTTTACCGGTACATATGTAAACACTGGTTGGAATACAACAGAAGCAAGTAACAACAGTGCAAGTAGTTTCGGTGCAGAGATGACAGCCGTTGCAAACGCAGAGTATGCAATTTACAATGCAATCTATGGGACAAGTTTAACGCCGTTTACTGCATTGCCACAAGAAGCAGATCTTATCAGTAAACTAACAAGTTCACAGAATTTCCTAGATTGGGTTGCATTGCTTAAACTTGGTGGACAAGTATTAACAAGTACAACTGTTAGCTCTAGTACTACAACCGCTGCACGAGAATGGACAACAGACGAAATTGTACAGGAAATTAACGATACACTAACTGCCGCAGGTAATACTGTTACTGTTGCAAGTAAAGAAGCAGTAACTAATAGATTAAAAATTGTTAAAACTGCAAGTGCAAGCAGCACCAGTTTAATAATTGGTGCAGGCGGATCAAATACAGAAGTAGGGTTCCCTGTAACAAGTACAACTTATGACAGTGTTGTCACAACCACTGTACAGGGAAGAGATGCAACAGTAACAGAAATTTCTGATACAATTAATAATGCAAGTATTGTTGGTGTAAATGCCAGTGTAGTAAACAACGTATTGCGTTTACAAAGCTCTAATCAGACCATGGTAATTGGTGCTGGTACTGCTAATGCTGACATTGGATTAGGTCAAGGCACATATACTCCAAGTCAGCAAAGTACTACCACTGTACCAGTAGAGCTACAGTTGTTTGATGTTGTACAGCAAATCAATACTTCTGGTATTACTGGCGTAACCGCAGCAAACGTTAATAACGTAGTAGTTATTACATGTACAGAACCTACACTTACAATAGGTGATGATAGTGTTAGTACTGCTAACACATATCTTGGTTTAATTAGCGGAACATATACTGGTGAAACTGCGGTGTCAAATACATTTGATTCAACAGAGTGGCAAGAAGTAGTTGATCCAGCAATACAGAATATCATGGTTATTGATAACATTGGCTCAAGTCAAGATTATTCAAGACTAAATGGTTACATGGTTTACCAAGTAATGGATTTTGGAATTGAAATTGATGAAATTTGTGCTGGTGAAGAAAGCGGAGACGATGCACTTATCAAGTTAGGTGGTAACTACAACATCACACGTGGTGATTATGTTATGGTTCTAAACAGTGCATGTTTACCAGAAATTGATGGTATCCATCAAGTTACAGGCACTCAAACAGATTCAATTACAGGACTTACGCAATATATCTTTGTTGATGAATTTATTGAAGATATAGGTTACGGTGGTAAGTTGTTACTGGTGCGTCCAGTAAGATTTAACAATAATGTTGATATGGAAAATACATTAAGTAGTAACAGATATGTTATTGGTACAAATGGCTGGTTACCTGACATGTATGCATATGTTGACAATGTTTTTGAAACTGTAATTACATATGACAGTAATAATAATCAGATCCAAGTACAACAACCAACAAATGTTGGAGGTGTTTATCAAGCATACTATGATACTGATATAGGCGGCATGTCCTTTAATAAAATTAGATCACAAAATATCACTAAAGCGGATAATACCAAAATTGCCAATGTAAAAGTATATAATCCAGAAACAAATGCTAATACGCATATGTTGGAAGTTTTTGATCCTGCAAAAGGAATATTGCCTGGTGTTGCTAAGGCTGAAATAGATTTAATTCAGGATACTGATATTGCTGAATACAACAGTACTACAGACGAAAACTTTACTACTAGTGATATTACATACTGGGGTAAAGAAAAAGTAGGCACTGTATGGTGGGATATTAATAATGCAGTATACTGGGAATATGAGCAAGGAAGTCAGGCTTATATGCAAAGTAAATGGGGAGAGCTATACCCAACAAGTACAATTGATGTGTATGAATGGACAAAATCTCCAGTGTTACCAGATCAATATGCTGATGCAGTGGCTAGTGGTACAATTGTTGATGGTGTAGAACTAACTGGTGAACCATATTTTACTATTGATATCTTTAATGACATTGCATACTACTGGAGCGATGAGATCGTTCTTAACCCTAAAACAAATCAAGAAGAAACTTACTATTACTTCTGGGTTAAGAATAAAACAACTAAACCAAATAAAAATCGCAAGTATAGTGTAAATCAAATCAGTAATATTATAGAAAACCCAGAATCATTTGGGTTTAACTGGTGTGCAGCGGCAGGAACTGACACTATAATGTTAAGCAACTTGTCTGATCTACTGACTTATCCAAGCAGTGTTGTACAAGTCAATTTCCGTAATGATGATATTGATTTACATAGAGAATATATCCTATTAGGTGAAGACGACCCAACAGTTGTTATTCCTGAATGGCTACATATTGGACTACGTGACAGCATTAGTGGTGCTAGTGAAAACATTGTAACAGCACAGTACTTGACATGGCAAAACAGTGTGTCTTATGACAAGTTTGACATTGTCAAAGGACCAGATGGATATTTTTACAGTGCTAAAGACTTCAATACTGGACAAACACCTGCAAGTAGTTTGGACTATTGGAAGCGTATATACGGTGCTGTAGATAATCCTGATGGAGTATTTGACACTAGCAATGTTGTTCAGTATAATAGTCCACTTGCTGTTCCAGATTTCCGTTTACACAGACTAGCACAATATGGTAACATGGTCAGACCAAGACAAAGTTGGTTTAAGGATGTACAAGAAGCAAGACGTGTATTAGTTGACAAGTTAAACAGACAATTCTTAAATATCAACCTTGTAGATACTGTTAAAGACTGGGGTACAGTGTTAAACAGCATTGTTGATATTGATGGATATCAGTATGACATACGCAAGTATTGGAAGTGGGCAGATTGGGTTGCGCCAGGGTATACACCAGGTAGCAGTATCAGTTACAGTGTACCACGTGCTGGTGATTTAACAACTGGCGAACTAGGTGAATATGTACGTGTACAAATCAGTCAAGATGGTGACGGTGTTAACCGTGAGCAAGTATTTGAATATACTACACATGGCTGGCAGCTAGTTTATAAACAAAAAGGTACAATCCAGTTTACTGATTTGCTATGGAACTATGGCAAACATGATTATGGATGGGATAATGGCGCCTGGGATTATCAGCCCTGGGATATCAGTCCTGCAGGACTGTTGTTTAACATTCTTGATACGATCAGAAATACAATCTTTATTGGCCAGTTTAAGTCTTACTACACTGATATGTGGTTTACAATGTTAAATTATGTTAACAGTGAGCAAAATAATCTTGACTGGGCGTTTAAATCAACGTATATTAAAATGTATATCAAGCATACATTAGAGAAGCAGACAAGTCTGTTTGTTGTTGAAAGAGAACAAGACTTGTTTGATTTTATTAATAATGCTAAACCGTTCCATACTAAATTGCGTGATACACTATTCCAGCGTGATGCAGATGACGAAGTAAACTTGACAATTACAAGTTCACATGATCCTGTAATCACACTACGCTATAATGATCACAGTGACAGTGTATGGAGTGAAAATATTTTAAGTGGTGGTGGATTTGCAGATACACCAACTGGCAATATTGATTATAGTACATTTGTTGGCAACGGTGCAACAGTAGAATTAACCACTACTAGTGATAACAATACAATTACTGTTGATAATACTCAGATACTATCTGACGGATCTACAACAGTTACAACAATAATTAGCAATGTTACTAGTGATGATACATTAACCACTAGTGATAGTACAGAGTTGCTAGCAGATGGTAGTTCGTTGTCAATAACAAACTTACCTTTAGGATACGTTTATGAAGGTAATAGTTTTGCCCAGCCTGAGTATATGGGACATGCACCAGAACATTACGTAGCATCCATTAACGAGGCAGTAGAAATTAAAGTAGATACAAACAGATCAGGAAGTACTGTAGATACAGATAGTCGTAGTTTCCGTATGTTCATGGATAACCGCGGCAGATTTGAAAGCAGTATAATCAAACTTACTGCTGAAATTGCAAGTGATGTAAGCAGTACTGATACCAGTATTGAACTAACTGATACTAGTATGTTTACTGGTGGACACAGTCAAGTTTGGATTAATGGTGAATTAATAGAGTTTTCAAATATTGAAAATAATACATTGATTGGTTGTATTCGTGGCATTGGTGGCACAAGTAACAGACGTCACAGCGGTGGTGATACTGTTTACTTGGCTGGTTGGGAAACAATTATCCCTGCACAAAGCAATATCAGTGACTATGGTGATCATATTACACCAGCGTATAATGATTTTGGTAAGAGTATCACAGACAATACTAGTGCTTCAATAGAAGCCAAGTTTATCTGGGACAATGGATAAAATACTTACTTTATAAATTGTATAAATAAGTGTAATAGGATTTAAAGAGATGGATCAATTAAAAGACAATACTGGTTTACGATTAGAAGGCCACATTAAAATATTAGACCCAGAATCTGGTGAAGTTTTTGTTAATAAGCGTAATGCTATTAACTATGAAAACATGAGTATTGCTATTGCTCATTTGTTAGGCAACTTAACAGATGGAGATGGCAGCACTGGTAATGGATATCATGTTTTAAACATGGCTTTTGGTAATGGCGCAGTTAGTGTTGACAGTACTGGTACAGTGATTTATAGAAACACCAATACTAATGTTACAACTGCACAATTATACAATGAAACATACAGTAAAGTTGTTGCTAATACCAATGCTGCTGATGCAGAAAACAATATGGTTGTCAACCATACTGGTGGTACAGCATACAGTGACTTGGTAATTACCTGTACACTAGATTACAGTGAGCCAAGTGGACAAGACAACTTGGATAATGCAAACAATTTGACAGATGATTTCATCTTTGATGAACTTGGATTGAGAACACAAGCAGGTACATTCCTGACACACGTTGTATTCCATCCTGTACAAAAAAGTGCAAACAGAAAAATCCAAGTACTATATACAATTAGAATTACAGCAGGATCATAAAAAATGGCATATACAGTAAATTATAAAGACGATGGAAATGTTAACAAACCAGCAATCATTGTTGTTGATGGTGAGCTAGATAACACTACAGACATCCTGCTTGTTGGTAAAAACTATCCACGTTACGGTGAAGTGATTGCAGAAAACTTTTTGCACATGTTAGAAAACTTTGCTAGTGGTACAGCACCAAGCCGCCCAACAGAGGGTCAGCTTTGGTTTGACAGCACAAATGATGAAGTAAAATATTACGACAATATTAGTGGCAGTGGCAATTGGAAACCACTTGCTAGTATGACAGTACAATCAGCTGCACCAACAAGTGTAGGTGAACAAGACGGTCACATGTGGATGGATAGTGACACTGGTCAATTATACATCTATTACAATGGATCATGGCGTACAGTAAGTAACGCTGGTGACAGCCAACTTATCAGTCGTGTACGTGTAGACACAAATGGCGCAAGTCATAACACACTGGAAATGGTAATTGCACAAGAGATTGTTAGCATTGCTAGTATGGATGGCCCATGGGTACCAAACAGTACAACAACACCAGAATTTAATGATAATGGCGATTTGCTAAACGTAGCATTTCCAGAAGTATCACCAGGTATTACACTAAAAAATGATAGTACATACTATTTCAGTGGTACAGCAACACAGGCACTTTATGCTGACCTTGCTGAAAGATACAAAAGTGATAAACCATATGATTATGGCACAGTTGTTATGCTTGGCGGTGAAGCAGAGATTACAGAATGTGCAACAGAATTATGCGGTGATGTATTTGGTGTAGTAAGTACAAATCCAGGACTTATGCTAAACAGTGGTGCAGGTGAGAATAGTACACACCCATACATTGCACTAGCAGGTCGTGTTCCTTGCAAGGTTATCGGATTAGTAAATAAGGGAGATAGGTTAGTTTCATCAGGAGATGCTGGCTATGCTCGAGCAGTTAAAGCTGGAGAAAATTATAGTTGGCAACATGTAATTGGTAGATCAATTGATACAAAAATCAATGAAGAACCAGGTCTGGTGGAAATTGTAGTAGGAGCGAAATAAGTGACTGTAAACGCTGGCGACATAATCCAGGTAGATGATTATAATAATCTGGCAACGCTTGTTAATAAAGTTGTGTCGGATAATTATCCTGCCAGTGAGTATTATGCTACATTTACAGGTGCGAGCATTAACAATGCTGCCGTTTGCAATGCAATTTTCAGTAAACATGAAACTGACAATACCAAAACAGGAACTGGTCCATTTATACTAAATCCTGTTCCAACAAGTGGCGACTTTATTGTTGTAGTAATCAACAACATAGTTAGAACTAGTGCTGCATATACTATTGACTATAACAGTGGAACAATTGTTTTTACAAGTGCACTAACTGCTACTGATAGAGTAATTGTTTATAATAGAACAGATCATCGTTTTGGATGGGGCGGCAGTGCCGCAGTAGTACCATTAGTAGCAAACACTATTATCCGTACAAGTCATATGAATGCACTTATTGATAGAACTAATCTTATGCTTACACATATTGGAAGTCCTACAGTATATGATAGACTGGAAAATAGACCAGATCTTGTGATTTATGCTAGTGACAGTAATGAGCTGGAAAATACAACAAATAATACAGTAATTGCTAGTAATACTCATTTAACGATGGATCCTACAACTGCTGACGAATCAACACCAGTTACATATACTACAAGTATTAGTGGTTGGACAGATTTGCTTACTGGTGAATTTGCGTTTAGCTTTAATAATTATCAACAAGCTAGATATTTCTTTAACAGTGGCGGATCATTGCATCTTGATTTGGGCGTCAGTGGAGAAACTGGGTATAACAGTGATGTTTGGGCAAGTGTTATTGATAGTTTATCGGAACTTGTTTTCAATTGGGAAAGAGCAACGGATACTGACGATTCCAATTATCGTGGTATTAGTAATAATATTGGATTCTATAAACTTACAAGCGAATACCAGACAATCTTCACAACTGTAAACAGTGGGGATATTCATAGTGGATATAGTGGATATCAGGCGCTACTTAATGTTGAATTTAAAGCAAAATATGAGCATACTGGCGGCGGATATTTTAAAGTTGTATTTAAAATAGAATTAGACGACAGCTTACTATGGGACTGGAGTGATCCAGCTAACCCAGTGGAAAACACTATGAGTGCCAATATTACATTTAGTGGATGGAATAAAAAATCATCAACACTAACTGATAATACAGCATCACTAAGTGTTGTTGGTCCTGTTGCAGTTGAAGAAATCACAGCATTCAACGATGTGCCCAACCCAATTGTACCGCCTAACCAAGGCCCATAAAAAATCTTGACTTTCCAAAAAAGATAAATTATAATAGTAGTTAACAAATGGAGGTCTGACTACAATGGACACACGTCTAGAAAAAGCGTTAGAGTTTAGTAACTATCGACGCACGATTGAAATTCAGCGTAAAACATTAAAAACTAGAGTAGATACTATGCTCAATATCAATTACCAAAATAGTATCTTTAAGGCAAATGCTGAAACAATTAGTTTTGTAAAAGCTCTAGTAGATTTAGGAAATACTGATGGGATTGTAATGGATACAAAAAGCAATCCTATTGAAATCGATAGTCTATCTGAATTTTTAGAAACCCTAGTTGACGCATACAATACGGCAATGAACGAATATTTTGCTGGGTATAGTAAAATTCAAAAAGCACGAAATATTAAAAAACTTATGGATTGGTAAATTATGAGTAAAAACGGTATTTGTTTTTTTGCTTATAACACTACTGAAATTGACTATATTAAATTTAGTATTCTTAGTGCAATGTATGCAAAAAAACACATGAAGCATAATCAGACATGCCTAATAACAAAAAAAGGCGACTATGACTATGCAAAAGAAACACACGGCGATGATCTTATCAATAAAGCATTTGATCACATAGTTTTTACTGAAGATGAATTCAAGGAAAACGAGCGTACACATTATGATAGTCCCTGGACTAAATTTAAAAGTCAATTTAACAACAGTAACAAACACAAGGTCTTTGAGTACAGTCCTTTTGACCGTACATTAATGTTTGATATTGATTATATTGTACAAAACGACAATTTAGATTACGTATTCGAAACAAACAATCATGTAACTATGTATAATGATGCTGTTGGTATTGACAGTTTAGAAATGCGTATACTGGAAAAGTATTTGAATCCAGTAGGCATACCCATGTGGTGGAGCACTGTTGTTTATTTTGACAAGAGCGAATTTAGCAAACTGTTTTTTGATCTATGGGGCCATGTAGTTGACAATTATGACTTTTACAAGTTTTTATACAAACTTCCTGGCACTGTGATGCGCACAGATTTTTGTGCAAGCATTGCAGCACACATTTTAAATGGTATGATGGAAGGCGATGTTATCACTACGTTTAAAGATCAGTATTTGGTTAATATGGATCAGAAAGATGAACTAGAAGAAGTCGTTAGTGCAAAAGATTTTATATTTTTGGCAAACAATAGAGAAGAAAACTGGAAAGATATTGTATCACGTATTCAAAATACCAATGTACATATGATGAATAAACGCAGTGTAGATAGAAATTATGATGCACTAATGGAGGCAATCAATGTCTAAACAAGGATATGTAACATTTGCAATGAATTTTGGTGAAGACAGTGATGAAATTCGCTATGCATATACGCTTGCATGTAGTCTAAAGTTGCAAGATACAGAACGAGAGATCTGTTTAATTACTGATAAATTTGATAACATTCCTAGCAAGTATGAAGATGTTTTTGATTACATTGTAGAGTTACCATATGGTGATAAAGACTATCATAGTCCTTATAAAGAAGCAAACCTATGGCAAATGTATTATTGTACCCCTTTTGAGGAAACCATTTATATTGACAAATATTCAGTAGTAACTAGTGATATTGATAGTGTATGGGACACTTTTAGTATTCATGATATTGTATTTCCTGAACAGGTAAATAACTTTAGAGAAGAAACTATTAATGACGTTAGTAGTTTTATTATACACAATAAAAATGAACTCCCCAAGTATTACACTGATGTATTTTATTTTAAAAAGTCAGCCGAAGCAGCAGAGTTTTTTAAAATGGCTGATCCAGCATTCCAAAACTGGCGTGATACATTTTATGAATTCGTTAAAGAAAGTAGACCTGAATATTTTGATACAAACCTAATGTGGAATATTACAGCACACATGATAGGACACAATCAGCATTTTGGATATAAGATATATAGTAAAGTTATACTAGATAGTATGGAACTTATTGATGAAGATATCCCAACTGTTTGGACTGATTACATTAATGTGTGGGGATACAAGGGCAAAATTTTAAAAGTTAACAACTATGTTGTAAATGGTATTTTTAACTATCAAGAACCTAAGTTTTTGACCAAAGAGATATTTGATGATTACAAAGAACGTTATAAAGAAACAACGATCACACTTACAGAACTCTGAATATTATGTTTATTATGATGGTTGGTATGGTGAAATTATAAATGTAAGGCGTAGTATAGACGAAACAAGCAATACGCAGTACATAAAGAGTACCAGTGAACTAGCATATAAAATATTAAATGGTGAAGAGAATCGTAAAAAGTTTATCGTAAGTTATGATGACGAAAAAAACTTGGATATTATGCGTAAAGATGAAGTTCTTCGCTTACGCCCAAGCGACAATACATTGTATGAAATTCCAAAATCAAAAGACAAAAATTGGGATATTAGAGCAAAAATATACACTAAAAATTCTAAATTACTGATTGAAATTAATCCGTTAAGTATTAAAAAACTCACACAGTATACTTTTAGAAAACAAATTCTAATCAATAACGAAAGTGACCTTACGTTATATATTATTAAAAATAATTTTCCAGATTATTTGGTTGACATAGTGCCCGTGGATCCTGTAGAGTTACTGGAACATGGGTTTATTGTTTATGATATTGCTGATATTAGCAAACATGTTGGGTTTAGCGATATTAGTCTAATGACTCGTAGGTGTTTTGAAAACTATAAACTTGAGATTATCAATAGTGAGTTGGTAATTGTACAGAGTGGGTTTACAAAAAATCAAGGAGCCAATGTCAGTTCTATTAAACATTATGATGTAGGACATATTGAACTTAAACAAACAGGAAATAAACTAACCGTTAGAGCAAATATTACTCCTGATGAATTTTACGATTTAGGATTGTTTGAAGAAAAACTGCCGCTTTACATTATAGGAGAAACACCGGATCATTATATTGACGTTATGTATCTAGATGTTAAAGCCCTACGTAGACTAAAAGAAATAAATTACACTGGTGTTGATTTTAATATATATGATTATAATTTCTTATATAAGAAACCCAAATTAACGATTACTACAAGGAAACCAAATGAGTAAAGTGCCTATTACAGAATTTGATATAGTATACATCAGTTATGACGAACCTAATGCTGATGAAAACTATGCAGATTTGTTAGAAAAATGCCCTTGGGCCAAACGCAGTCATGGGGTATGGGGCAGCGATGCAGCACACAAAGCTGCGGCTGCTCTCAGTGAAACAGAACGGTTCATTACAGTTGATGCTGACAACATTGTTAACGAAGACTTCTTTAATGTTGAACTAGACATGGAAAAAATTGGTGATAATCATGTAATTAGTTTTGCTGCAAAAAATATTATAAACGGACTAGTATATGGGAATGGCGGAATTAAAATGTGGCCCAAGACTGTTGTGGAACAAATGCGTACACATGAAGCAGCGCCAGACCATGATAAAGCAGCACAGGTAGATTTTTGCTGGAACATACAGTATGTACAAATGAACAATTGGTACAGTTGGGTACACAATAACGCATCTCCACTACAAGCATGGCGTGCTGGTTTCCGTGAAGGCGTTAAAATGGGATTAGAAGGTGGCGATATTGTAGATCCTAAAAATATTAAATCAATCCACAAAGCAAACTACAACAGAATGCTAATATGGATGACTATTGGAGAAGATGCGCCTAATGGACTTTGGGCAATGTATGGTGCACGTTTGGGTTGTTATATGACAAACGTATTGCGTCATGAATGGGACTGGAAAAATGTACGTGACTTTGACTGGCTAACTAACTATTTTAATACAACAGTGCTTCCAGAGTTTAGTGATGGTATCGAAATGTGTCCAAATACTGGGGTCACTTGGAACCGTGAATTA